TTAAGATTGTTTTTTTACTTTAAAGAAGTTATCTAATTTGTCAGCAGCTGCACGATCGGCAGATTTAAAAGCATGTCCATACGTGTTCATTGTCACTGAAATATCAGCGTGCCCCAAACGTTCACTAATAATTTTAGCGTGCACACCTTGTGCGATTAATAATGATGCTGAAGTATGTCTCAAATCATGTAACCTAATGTACTTAAAGTTATGCCCATCGATAAAATTTTTCCAATGTTTAGAAGGGCTTGTTGGATATAAATGAGTACCATCAAATGAATGGAATAGCCATTCTCTATCTTGTTCTATCCATTTATCACCTTTTTTCAATTTTTCTTTTGCCCAATGTATACGATATGCTTTTAATTCTTCCATAACTGACTCAGGTAATGTCACATAACGTTTAGATTTTTTGGTTTTAGTAGCTTTGATATGTGGACCTTGTTTAGTCAAAACAATAGATTGGTGAATGTATATCTGTTGATTCTCAAAATCTACGTCTTTCCACTCTAAACCTAACAATTCTCCTTTTCGTAATCCGGCAGCTAGTGCTAAAGTGAACATCATTTTCCATAGTTCAGGTTCACTTTGTAACATATACATTAATGTTTCAATCTCATCTTCTTCATAAATTTGCATTTCTTTATCAACATCATCAGTATCGCTTGGACGAGGCTTTTCAACTCCATCCATAGGGTTGTTAGATAAAACATTCCACTTCACAGCATACTTAAATATGCTTTTTAATGTTCTATACACATCTTGTTTACTATGATAGGTTACTGGCTCATCTTTACCATCATATCTTTTCATATCTCTCACAACTGACATAAGATGGAATGCGTTGATTTGATCCATTGGCATATGGCCAATAATAGGATTTATATGAAGTTCTAATTTCCGCTGATGATTCCCATAAGTGGTTAAAGCAAGAGTTGAGGCAAAATCCTTTTCCCATTGTTCTGCAAAATCTTTAAAGAGGATTTTTTCTACCTTTACATAATTTCCTGACAAAACTTCATTTTTGAATTTTAGATACTCTCGATCTAAAAATTCCTTTAACTGCTTTGGAGTCATTTTTTCTTCTATAGTAATAGTTTTTGTCTCACGTGGATACCTACCTTTTGCATCTTTAGGTAAATAAACAGTGAAACGATATGAATTTTCTCCACGTTTTACGATACTTGCCATTTAAAATTTCTCCTTTCGATTTAACTTTCAGATATGCTCTAACTAATCACCACCTTTAATAGAATGCATGTTCTGTTTAGGGTAAAAAATTTTTTAGAAATTGCTCTGGTACTCCGTATGTATTCACTGCTTCTTCATAAGTAATAGGATTGTCGTTATCAGAAAATAGTAATTCAACCGCAAATAGATTGGCTTCCATTTCGTATTTATCTGTTGAAAAAAACGTGTTTGCTTTTAAAAAAGCCATGTTGTGCTCAGGATGTTGGATAACGTGACCGAGTTCATGAGCACAAGTTAGCATTTGTTTTTCATAGGATAAATTCTTATTTATATGGATAATAAAGGTTCTGTATAAATTACTGAAATAACCCCACGAACTCCCTAAATCTTCATATACAATCGTTATATCCATAGCCTTGGCAATTTTAAAAGGATTAGATGTGCCGTACTTTTTTATTAATTGTTTAATCAATTTATTTGTATCCATAACATCACGCCTTATCTACTTATCGATACTTTTTAGGAGTGAATTTTTTCTTGGCAAGTCTCTTATGCAATCTCAAAGCATTTCTCAATGAGGTAATGTATAGTTCCCTGTCCTCTTGATCCATTTCATCTAATACTCGACCATCGAATGATGCAAGACCGAGTTCACTTTCCGCACTGTTAAGGATTCGCTCCAGATCTCTTTCGATATCACGTTCATCTTTTTCTGTTAAATCGTAGTAACGTTTTTTATCTGTGCGACCAAGTAAGTAGTCAACAGATACATCAAAATAATCTGCCACCATTTCTAACTTATCTGTACCAGGGGTAGATGTATTCCATCTTCTGATTTGACCATTAGAAATGCCAATATTTCTTTCAACCTCAGCAAAATTAGTTTTTTTCTCGTCACATAAAAGTTTTATTCTTTCAACTAAACCCATTAGTATCAGCCTTTCATGAGCTTATGAAGAAAATATAATAACTTTTAAGTCATTTTAGTTTGACAAATAACTTTTGTGCTATTATACTGTGTTCATAAGCTAAGTTATTCGCTTTAAGACAATAGAAAAGACAACCTATATAAAATCATTTTATCGTTGGGGAACGGTTCAAAATGTTGATTTAACAGGCTTTTTAAAGTCTTATTTAGCTATGCACAAATAATAGCATATAAGTTATTTTAGGTCAATGTCTATAGTCAATTTAGCTAATAATTTAGCTTATATAATAATCAAAGCGCTGTGATACCGAGCCGACGACGGTATGAATTTTTAATAAAGTGAGGTGAGAAGGATTGAGTAAGAAAAAAGAAACCCCTGCATTAGCAGAGGTTAAGGAGTTAAGAGTAGAAACTCACACGGATATCGTAAACGCTTGTTTAAAAGCTGGGTGGCGATTATTGGACGTAAAACCATATCCGTATAAAGGTGCGATTTTCGCTTACTTGTTATTCAAATGAATATACCTTCTGTTGATTTTCAATTTCGCTGTTGATGTAGTCAGCTTCGACAGCAGATTGAGGATAGCCTAAAGAATAGAAAAATGTAGGTTTGTCATCTTTTGTGCCATTGTGAACGGATAACAAAACCCAGTTTTTATTAAGTAATTCATTTACTTCATGGAAATCAGTTACTTCAATTGTTTTTGTTATTTCAGTAAATGTAGTCATGATATCACCTCGCTTTCTAGGTGAATTATACCAAACATTTTAAGCGCTGAGCTGGTAGCCAATGAACTAGCAAATTCGAACTTATAGCTTATATGACGGTAGCAACGCTAATTTTATTTGAAGGAAGGTGAGGAAATGGAAGAAAAGAGTATTACTGAATATATGGTTAATTCAGTAGAAAATGCAATTATTCGCAAGGCAGAATCCCTTAATGAGATGACAAGCTCAGAAGAAATTTTTGCACTTGCTGAGCTTGTACGTGCAATCAGTGTTTGCAAGAAAGTTAATAAACATATGGATTGAAGAGAACGTTAAATACGTTCCCATTCATGAACATCTGTAGGTACATTATCTATTTGGCAATCTAGGGCATCCCAATCATAGTGACCTGTTGTATGTGTATATACATCATCTGCTGCTGCAACAGCAGAATGATAGTAACCCAACACAACGTTAGCAAAACATAGAGCGTATCGACCATTAAATAAACGAATAGAAAAAATACCAATCGGACTTCTATAAATATACATGCAATCACCTTCCTTTCTATAGGTGAATTATACCAAATGAAAAGGAAATGTGTGGAATTTATATGGACTTATAGCTGATGAGACGGTAGCAGCATTAAATAAAAGAGCAGGAGAGGGGGAGTAAGGATGGAGAAAGACAAAAAAGTAGACACCGCTGCAACGGTGACTACTGCTGAATCTAAGGAATACACAGAAACGCTTGAACACGGAACTAAAGTGAAGTTTTTGTTCTCCGCTGAAATCGAAAACTATTCAGAGGAAGACTTTCATGAACTTTTAAATCATTTCGCAAAGAACAGTCACAATTTCTACCTGTTTATGGGCAGAAAAATAATTAAGAAATGACCGTGAAAAAGACTTGGTAGAAATCAGACCCTGCAAAGCTATCTAATTCAAAATTATTGATTTGATAAGACTTGCTTCTTTTTGTATCGCGAAGTATATCTCCAGTTTGTATTTTGGCGTCCGGGTAAAGCTGCCAAACGTCTGAACCACTCTCGCGATTAAAAAGTCCCCTAGTTGTTCCGACGACTTCTAGGTTTCTAATTATCTCGAATTCTACAAGGTCACTCGCAAAGTCTTGAAAATAAAAATTCATATGTATCACCTACCTTTCAGAAATAGTTTAACAGAAAGGTAATTGGAAGGAGGAAATATTTTGGAATTAATAGTTATTGAGTTACGTGGTAGACGAGTTTTAACAACAGCGCAGCTTGCTGAAAATTATGAAGCAGAACCAGAACGTATCGTAAGGAACTTCAACCGTAATAAAGAACGCTATGTAGAAAACAAGCATTTCTTTTTATTAGAAGGTGAAGAACTTCGAGATTTTAGGGCAAAAGGACAAATTGACCTTCCGCAAAACCTAAATAAACTCTACCTCTGGACAGAAAAAGGTGCTTGGTTGCATGCCAAGTCATTAAATACTGACAAGGCATGGGAAGCATACGAATTGCTGGTGGACGAGTATTACAAGGTGATTGAACAACCACCTCAATACAGTAGCTTAGAGGTTGCATTACAGGCAGCATTACAACATGAGCAGGCTATCAAAGAAATCAAAACTGATGTGGACTACCTAAAAGGCAATATGCGGATAGATGGTCTACAACAACAAGAAATCCAACAAGCTGCTAAACAATCTATTGTACAAGCTTTAGGCGGTAAAGATTCAATAGCTTACCAAGAAATTAGCAAAAAAGTGTTCTCTGCATTTTGGAATGAGTTCAAGCAATATTTTAAAGTTCCAAGGTACGGAGATATACCAAAAGTAAAGTATGGTGAGGCGTTGCGATTTATTCAGTTATGGAGGCCTTCCACATCATTGCAAATTGAAATTGACAGTTGCAATAGCCAAATGGCTTTTGAGTGAGAAAGGAAGTGTAAGTATGCCAGAAACAATGGAAGCACGCAGAAGAATTCTAGAGTACAAGGAAAGCAAAAACATGACCTATGAACAACTAGGGTTAATGGTCAACAAAACACCTGTGTACGTACAGGAAGTTTTAACAGGTAAGAAAACAGGTCCGCGCGCTAATGAGTTGGTACTTAAAATCATACAAGTTTTTGGGATTAAGTGAGGTGAAGCATGTGGAAAAACTCACTATGTCGGTAGATGAAGTTGCAAGTGAATTGGGCGTTAGTAAAACAACTATTTATACTATGGCGCGCGAAAAAGAAATTCCTCATACAAAAGTGAGAGGAAGAATTTTGTTTCACAGACCTACAATTGAGCATTGGTTAATCACTAATACAGAAGGCGGTGAAACCAAATGAACACAACCAACCTAAAATGGCTAGCAATGTCGGATGAGGACAAGCAATTGATGTTGAGAAAGTTGGCGAAGAAATGCGGTTTAGCAAAAAACTCTTTAAGCAACATGCGCCTCTAAGTGTCAAAAAGGCATTAGGAAACCACGTAGATGTATTGGATGGTATGGAAGTGATATTTCCAGTCGCAGGTTCGAGATTTGGAGAAATACCTTTTTATGTGGTTAATGATAAAAACTATTTTTTAGATCCTGTGGACAAAGATTGGTGCGAGGTGAAACCAAATGAAAATTAAACCAGTTCCAGTCGTATTAGTCGGTGAAGCATTAAAGAAAGCAGTATCAGCACGTCAAAAGTAAATCTATCAAACAAAGTAAATCTATCAAACTATTTGGAGGTTGATTGAGTGGGAACAAAAATTATGCCTACTGAAACAATGCAATGTAAATGCAACGTGTGCAGTAAAGAATTTCACATACCAGAAGCTAAATACTGCACACGCTGTGGGACAAAACTGGAACTAAATACGGTTACTAAAACGGAATTTCATCCTCTTCACTAATCTTAAATCCAGTTTGTTTAACCATTTCAACTGTTGCATACCGTACTTCAATTAATTGTTCTTGATTGAAAAGAGATGGTGAAGCGCATTTTGGACAATATGCAGCATCTGGTTCTAGAACGAACTCATCTTCACCTTCAAAATCATGTTCTGGTAGTTCATTGATATCTTCAATGAAAGATAATGTTCCAGTACATTCATTACGAATAGGTGAACCACATTGAGTGCAATAAATGTGATCTTCAGTTAAATCAGTAATTTCATGATTGCATCTCAAACAATTTTTTAAGTATTTATTTTCATGTGTTTCTATAGCCATGTTAACACCACCTTTCTACCAATAGTTTAACAGAAAGGAAATATAAGGAGGAATAAAAATGAAACTACAACCTGCAGCTGAGATGAAAAAAGTAAGTGTCAGCAACTTTGACAAATTAAAGGCTGATGCATTGCAAAGTGATGATTTCAAAAACCTTATAAAAGGCATTGAAAATCAAGCTGAGAAAGGTCTTTGTGAGTATACGTATTACCACAATACTAATAAGCAAATCGTTGCTATATTCCAACAGACATTAAAAGAGAATGGCTATACAACTAGCAAACATTTATCAGGTTTAGGTCTAACTATTAAATGGTAGGGGTGATTCAGTTATTTGAGGACTTATTCAGAGCAGCAGCTGCTAAAGCTATTGAAATGGCTGTAAATGAAGGACATTTGATTAAGGAAGATGGCATTCTCTTAAATCCAAATACTATCAATCTTGTAAATGAAATCGAAGAAATGAACCGCCAACATTTGATCGATATGGCTCTTGCTAATAATGATCGTGAGCTGTTCATGAAAATAACTAGTTGAAAGGATGGTGCCTTTAATGGACAAGGTGAAGGTTAGTCGCGAGGTTGCAGATGCTCTTGATCATGTTACTAGAACTTTTAGTAATGAAGCGATTATTTATGCTCATGTTACAAAACCAGAAGGATGGTTGTTAGACCATAATCGAGCATTAAACAGTATCAGTTTAGATATGCTCACACGCGCTTTATATATCGGTTATGAAGTAAATGAAACACCAGTAGAAAAATTTAATTACTTCTACGACAAGTATTCACAATCTGACATTATGTTCGAAAAAGACTTTTTAGGTGGCATGTTAGCTGTTGCCAAGTGGTTTGATCTGCCAGTGAAAGGAAGAGAGGATGAATGAAAAACACACTAGGTGATTTAAACAATCATTTATTTGCACAGCTCGAGCGATTGAGTGATGAAGATTTGGTTGGTAATAAATTAACGGAGGAAATTGAAAGAGCTAAGGCTGTTACAAGCGTAGCAAATCAAATTATCTCTAACGGTTCCTTAGTGTTACAAGCTCAAAAATTTTATGACAATCCAGATAGATTAAATCTCGATGCTGAAAAGCCAAAATTGCTGAAAGGGTGAGGTTATTGCGTCATACCTGGACACATGAGCAAAAAGAATTTTTACGTAAGCATTATCCATCAAATAGTCAAATAGATCTGCTAATTTTGCTCAATCAAGAATTTCAATTAAATATCAACATGAATCAATTAAAAGCTTGTTTGACAAATCACAATATTACTAGTGGTCGTACAGGACAATTTGAAAAAGGTAGTACACCTGTTAATAAAGGTACAAAAGGGCTTTACAACGTGGGAGGCAATCGCACTTCTTTCAAAAAAGGGGATACGCCAAAGAATTATAAACCTGTAGGTACTGAGCGAATTGACCGTGACGGTTACGTATTAATTAAAGTTTCTGACTCAGGTACTTGGCATGAAAGATGGAGACATAAACACAAGGTGGTATGGGAAAAGGCAAATGGTCCAATACCAAAAGGTCATGTTCTAATTTTTCTTGATCAAAACAAACTTAATATTTCACTAGAAAATTTACAGTTAATTACTCGAGCGCAGCTAGCAAGGATGAATCAAAATAAATTATTTCATCTAGATCCTGAGCTTACTAAGACAGGTGTTGTAATTGCAAATATCTATACAAAAATGGGCGCTCTTAATCGAAAGGAGAAAACAAAATGAAAGCAACAGGAATTGTTCGTAGAATCGATGATTTAGGACGTGTGGTTATCCCAAAGGAAATTCGTAGAACTTTGGAAATTGCAGAAGGAGATCCATTAGAAATTTTTACAGACCGTGACGGTGGAGTAATTCTAAAAAAATACAAGCCTGATATGGCGTGTGCGGTTACTGGTGAAGTCTCAGATGACAATTTCGTTTTACTAGGCGGCAAGCTCATTTTAAGCCCCGAAGAAGCTAAAAAATTAATCACTGAAATTGAGTTGAAGTAGGTGATATAAATGAATGATTGTCTTTTAGAAGTCCTGGGGGATTATTTTGTAAAACACGACCTTGTCAATAAAGGTTGGGAGTTTCATGAATTTGTAGAGGCCTGGCAACTTGGTCACATTGTGATGGAAAAGAGGTGAACGAATGTTTAAAGGATATTGTTTTCCTGTACCTGGTGATGGAGAATGGCATACGCCTGCTGTCATGTTAAACGATGCAGAGGAAGTGTTCCGTTATACGCAGTTGCAAAGTAAGTTGTTTCGTGAGGTACGTGTAGTAGATGGAGATGATTTTATTGTTGTTCAAATGATAGATCAACAATATACGTTTCCAGAAGAGTGGAAAAAGTTTAATAGGGTACGGGAGGATTATGAAAATGGAAATAAAATTCAATCAATTAACCTTGCAGAATTTCAAAAGCCACAAGGATCTAGTAGTTAAGTTTGGCGACATGACTAAGATCCTCGCAGATAATGCAAAAGGTAAAAGCTCCATTGGTGAAGCAATTACATTCTTATTATACGGTACTGACCTGGTGGGGAGCAAACTTGATCCTTCACCAGTAACGTATCAAGCAGAGAATACGCTTGTGACATTGTTATTAAGTGTTGAAGATGGAGAGCTACTACTTGGCCGTGAAATTGTGAAAGGTCGTAATAAGTTCTATGTAAATGAGGTACCTTCCAAAGCAACTGAATTTAACGAGGTAGTGGAAAAGCTATTTGATAAAGATTTATTTTTATCGCTGTTTAATCCAAGTTATTTCTTCACATTGCATTGGGAAAAACAGCGTCAAATGATTTTAAAATATACGACTGCACCTGCAAATAAAGAAGTATTAAAAGAGCTTTCTAAACCACAATCGGACAAGTTGGCCACATTAGTCAAAAAGCATTCTTTAGAGGATTTAGATAAGATTCATCGATCCAATAAAACTAAGTTGGACAAACAATATATAGGTGCTCAGAGTCGTACCAAGACGTTACGAGAGCAGTTAGAAAAAAATGCTCCCACAGTTCCTTTAGACTCGCTAAATGTGGAATTAAACCAGCTTGTTAAAGAACGAAATGCTATAGAGGCTGTGACTGATAAAGCACAGGAAACAAATGGCCGAATAAACAGGCTTCATACCGAAATTCAAATTTTGACAACAGAACGTGATCGTATCAAAGAAACCTTTAATCAGCTAAAAAACGAACCTATACAAGATACTTGCCGTGTTTGTCACCAAACGTTACAAGATGAAGCTATTGATGCTGTAGAGGCAGAAAAAGAGCAACGTATTCAACAAGTAAAATCGAAATTCCAAAAAGTTGTAGATGAACGGAAAGCATTAGAAGAAGAACTTAAAACACTTGAATACGTGGACGTATCTGAGCAAATGGAAAAAGCGCGTTCGCTTCAAGAGAAGATAAGTCCAATAGAATATGAGATCTCTAAACATAGGGAGTATAAGTTCTTAGAGGAACAAGTTAATGCTGCAGAAGCTAATGAAAAAGAAACGCTTGAATCACTTAATGAGTCCATTTTTATCCTGGATACCATTAAGGATTTCAAGGCAAAAGAGGCAGAATTACAAGTCAAAAAGGTTCAAGACTTATTCGAAAATTTATCAATAAAACTGTTCGAAGAAGTGAAAACAACAGGTGACAATAAACCAACCTTCATTGTCCAAATGGATGGCAAAGACTATATGAAACTTTCATTTAGTGAACAAACTAGAGCTGGCCTTGAAGTTCGAGATGTCTTATCAGGGCAAAGTGATCTTATCGTACCTTGCTTTGTAGATAATGCAGAAACCATTACTAAGTTTAAGGAACCGAATGGACAACTCATAATCAGCCGTGTTGTTGCTGGACAAGACTTAACTTTCGAAAGCGAGGAAAAATAAGTGAGCGAAAAACAAGTGGAGAAGCGAATTTATAACGGATGGGCATTTACAGAAAATGAAAGAGAAAAGGGAAGAATAAACCGTGAAATTCATGATGAACTAAAGGAAAAATACAAGATTTTTAGACATAATTTAAGATTTACTCCAGATGTTGATTTGGAAAACTATGACGTTGTCATTGGTAGAGAGCCAGGTTATGCACACTCGAAGTACAACATCATTAAAAATGGTCCTAATCTTACTACAGATGAATTGCTATTAATTTGTGATGACGGAAATTTATGTTTTGGCGGCAGTAGTATAACAAGTAATCAATTGCGAGTGAGTGAAGATTGATAAAAGGGGAGGCCATTTGAATGAACGCTAAAGAAATCACAGTTGGTTACACATATACCAAAAATCTAGGAAACTTTGAAAATGTGAAAGTAGATGCTGCAGTAACCATTTCAGTAGAGCCAGGGCAAGATGTTGACGCACTTTACGACAAAGCTTATGAAAGTATGAAAAAACAGGTCAAAAACGGCCTTAATAAATTTACGGAGGTACGCTATTAATGAACAGAAACTTACCAACATTAACACCTGAAATTGCAGAAGCTTTTCAACCTGCAGTGTTAGAGGTCATTCGCAATTCGATTGCACCTACAGCTAATGATCAAGAATTTCTATTATTTGCTCATAAGGCTGCTTCATATGGCTTAGATCCATTCAAAAATGAAATTTTCTTCATCAAGTATGGCAATCAAGCACGTATTCAATTTGCTGCCGAGGCCTACCTTTCAAAAGCACGTGAACAAGAGGGCTTTATCCCACCTGATACACAAATGGTGCATGAAAACGATGAATTTAAAATCGCTATGAATAAAGAAACAAAGCAAATGGAAGTGATTCAACACGAGATTGGCTTCCCACGTGGAAAGATTATTGGTGCCTATTCAGTTGCCTATCGTGAGGGCTATCCACCTGTAACGGTCATTATGGACATTGACGAAGTCGCTCATATGTTCACAGGCCAAAATAAAGACAACTGGAACAAGTGGACAAGTGACATGTTTGGCAAGCATGTTCAGCAACGTGCATTGAAAAAGCAATACGGTTTGTCATTCGAGGATGTAACGATTTCCCAAAATGATGTACCTCAACCTGCTACGCAAACACGCAGGGATATTACACCTACCCAGGAGCAAATAGAGGCACCTATTGGACAGCCTGTATTAACTCGCTCAGACGAATTACTCAAGGAAGTAAAAGCAAAGTTTAAACAACTTGGTATTACAACGAAAAAGGCTATGCAAGAATACCTGGATAAAAATGCACCAGGCATTGATCCTACAACAGCTACGGAATCTGAACTAGTTGGCTTAATTGAGCTACTAAATATGAATATCGAAATGTTAGCTTCACAGTCAAATGATGCCGATTTACTCGAGTAAAAACTATGAAACTACCACAAATAATAGTTTGTGAGAGAAATAAGGATTGTAAGCTGTGTGGGCGAGAAATGAATGAAAATGAATACAACTTGTACCGTGGGCGTGAAATATGCTCACGGTGCCATAAGGAGTTGGAGGGGAAGAAATGACTCAAATTTATAGGGAGCATCTTGATTTTATGGAGGAAGCCAAAGAAGCTTTTGAAAAGAACGAACGCCTTGAAACTTACAGAAATGCTGACGATACTCTTATAGCTTTACGTTACGGAATGGATAGAGATTGCATTAAAGTTTATGCATTAGGTGAAGGTATAGGTTTTTTTGCAAACATTATGCGAAAAGCTCCACCTCTATATGTTGGTGACTCGCATGAAAGTTGACATCTTAGCAAGTGGTTCAAGTGGCAACTGTATTGCTTTAACAACCAATGAAACTACCATTCTAATCGATGCAGGCATTCCTAAAACGAAAATAGAGAAACGGCTACTGGAAGTCGGTATAACGCCAAATAGAGTTGAAGCAATTTTTGTTACACATGCACATAGCGATCATATTAAAGGGCTGCCATTGGCCAATAAATACAAAATTCCTGTGTATGCTGGCGAACGTGAATGGAAAAACATCACTACCGTTGAAGATGAATTAATTAGGCCAATTGGTGTTGGTGGTGTTTTCGGTTGTGGCCAGTTTATAGTAAGCCATTTTAATGTTCATCACGATGCAATCGATCCAAGAGGGTACGTTGTATGGACTCTAGATAATTTTAAAGTATCTATTTGTTTAGACACTGGCCTTGTTGATAAAAGCATGTTGAACGCCATGAGGCATAGTGACATTTACATTATCGAAGCCAACCATGAGCCACGAATGGTTGAAGCTTCTGATTACCCTAACAGCGTTAAGGCAAGGATTTTGAGTCACGTTGGCCACTTATCAAATGAACAAACGGCAAAGGCCCTCAGAGAGCTTGTAGTAGGCAAAGGCGAACGAATCTATCTTACACATTTAAGTAGCAAGAACAACCTCCCTACGCTTGCGGAAATGACTGTTAAAAGGGAGTTATTAAAAAAGGGGTACCAAGCAGGCAATCATTACGAATTGGAGGTTGTTTAATGCATCCATATGAATTAATTTTAACTGCTATGTTGAGATTACAAATTGAAAACATAGAGCTAAAAAGGCAATTAGAGTCCATTCAATCTAAAAGTATTACTGGATCAGTTGCGGATCGCATTGATGATTGGTTAAACAGACCATACACAGGTAGTAGTCGCAAAGATATTGAGGAATTTTCAGAGGAACTCATTGAATACATGAGCAGCCAATTGAAAGCATGAATAGGGTGAGTAATCATGGCAAATCCACAACTCAAAAATGGGCACACACGGATTGCCAATGAAATCCTTGGAGAAATCATGAGGCTTAATCTCAATGGCACACAATTCCGTTTAGTGTTGGCCATTTGGAGATATACGTATGGCTTTCAACGTAAAACAAATGAAATGTCCATAAATTTTTTAGCAAAGGTGATCAATGCCAGTAGAACTCAAACGAATAGAGAACTAGCAACATTGATTGATAGAAACATAATATCAGTTTTTGGAATTGGTTCAAAAGGAGCGAGAATCATGGGATTTAATAAAGATTATAAAGAGTGGGATGAACAGCTTCCACCTAATGAGGTAGAACCTGAAATCCCTGATCAAACTAAACCAGTTAAAAAAAATAAATATGATGAAGAAAATACTTATTACAAAATGGCCGTCTACTTTCATGAAAAAGTTTCTGTAGTTGCAAATGAGGCTGGCATATCTCATTTAATCAAAAAGTCCAATATGCAATCTTGGGCTGATGATATGCGAAAGCTAATTGAAATAGATCAAGTTGATAAGCACTTGGCCAAGCAGGTCATGGATTGGGTTACGCAGGATTCCTTTTGGCGCACCAACGTTTTATCAGCAAAAAAACTTAGAGATAAGTTTGTAGAACTAGCAATAAAAATGAATGCTGATAAAAAACCTTCTCAACCAAAACAAAAGCCTCAATATGATCCGAGAGATAAAGAAATAGAGTTCCAACGTTGGTTACAAGATGGGAATGATCCAAATGACTTTGATTGGAGCAACTGATTACGAACTTGATGCGGAAAAATCGGTGCTAGGCGCAATCTTTCTTGAACCAAGTGTGATTGATGACATTGTTTTTCTTGAATCAAGGGACTTCATTAGCGCGCGTCACCAACAGATTTATAGAGTAATGAAATGGCTAGATAATAAAAATCAGCCTATCGATATTACTACTGTTACTGAGCTGTACATGCAGCATAACAAAATGGACGAGGTAAGCATTTCTTATTTAGCGGAATTAGCCGTTTCCTGTCCTACTGCTGCAAATGTCGTGTCATATGCCAATATTGTTCGTTCGAGGGCAATCAGGCGACGTGGAACAGATATAGGGCAAAAAATTATGAATCTAGTACATGAAGATTTTGAGACTGACGATGATTATTTTGCTGAAATTGAAAGACTAGCCTCAGAAGTAAGGCCCGAAGATGATGGCAAGATGCAAAGTTTAAAAGAGTCACGTCATGGATATTTTGCACATCTTTTAAAACGAGCTGAATTTATACCTACTGGATTTAAACACTACGATAAGTGGGCGCATGGTCTATGGAGAGGTTGGTTGTTCGTTAGTGCTGGACGTCCTAGTGTTGGTAAAACAGCAATGCTTCTCCAAAGAATTATGGGTGTGGCCAAGAGTGGTCCAGTATTAATTTGGTCACAAGAAATGGACAAGTACCAATTGTTTGATCGGATGATTTCAAATTCAACAGGCATTCAATATGGCCGCATAAAAAATAAGGACTTAAAGCCTGATGAATTAGGCGTCATTGAGTTTGCTTATAAAGAGTTAGAAAAGTTACCAATCTTTGTCCAGGATTCATCAGGTGTAACAATCGAGGAAGTAAGGGCTACAGCAAGGCGTTTTAAAAAGCGATATGGACAAATTGCAATGATTGCGGTGGATTATCTGCAGATTATGAAGATTCCTCAACGTAAAAATGAGACCAGAGCGCAGGCTATTGGAAATGTAACCACTACTGCCAAGCAAATAGCGCGTGATATGAATTGTTGCTTCATGATGTTATCGCAAATGACTAGGGAAAGTGACAATGTTAAAAAGCCGCAGCTATCACATCTAAAAGAATCATCTTCCATCGAGCAGGACGCTGATGTTGTGGAATTTTTATGGCACGATCCAGCTGACAAAATGCCGCAAGGGAAAGTCATTCAACAGTTTTTTGCCAAAGGGCGAGACATAGGCATAAATGAGTTTAAATTGCTTTTCATGGGGTGGAAACAGAAGTTTATTGAACTGGATAAATAGTAGGAAATGATTTGTTTAGATTGAAATGGAGGAGTAAATATGAAAATTGAAATTAATGTTCAAGATGCACATTTAAAAGCAGAGGAAATTCAAGAAAACCATGTAACGAGTATTATTGAAGGATTCTTTGGAGTGCTAGGAGTCGCAAAACAGAACGAAAATAATGTCAGCGTTTCTAAGCCAAAAAATAAACCCTTAATAAATCTTGGTGAAGCTCCACCTGATTATGTTCCGTTTCAAAATGTTAAAACTTCTGCAGTTGTAGTTCCTCCAAAAATTGAAAAAGAAAGAAATCAGCAAAAATCGAAGGTGCTACCAAAGATAAATGCTGAACGTACTCTTACTGCTCCAATTAGTGAAGTGGCCAAAATTAATTGTGCTTCTGACAGGGAGCCACTTCACTTTGGTACTAAAGAGTTTGAAGATGGTCAAATCAAGTACCAATGTAAATATTGGTGTGATTGTGGACACACAGGGAAACGCTGGGTATCTAGAGATACTGTGTATGCACACTGTCATGAATGCAATTCGAAACTTATTGTAGAACCTGCAACGCCTGAATTCCGAGAAGATGGCCTTCCTGTACAAGATAATTTTAATAATTTTTTCATCGCTCGTGAAGTAGAGGGTGAATGATACAAAATAAAAGATTTGGAGAATCATTATGAGATTCATAGGCTTAGATCCATCAACTAAAACAGGATTTGTTGCACTAGATGAAAGTGGCCAAGTGCTTAGAGCAAAAGAATTAACAGGCGTAGGTGATAAAGATCCTTTCCGAATGATCACACTTATTGACGAAGTTATGGCCCATATGCAAAAAGGTGACATCATAACTGTAGAAGGATTTGGTTTTGCAACACAGCAGGGCATCCAGCTTGGCGGCATTGGTTGGGGAATGCGAATGTCTCTAACTAGACGAGGATTTAAATACTATGAAGTGGCACCTAATGCTGTTAAAAAATTTGTAGGTGTAACAGGCTTCACAGGCGGAGTAGGGAATAAAAAGCGCCTTACTGGTCCAGAAAAGAAAAAAGTCGTTATGAAAGCTGTAAAAGATCATTTTGGCTTCTCACATAAAAGCGACAATGTTGTCGATGCATATATTTTAGCTCAAATTGCAAGAATCATGTACCAGTTTAATAGACCTGATTTTATTGGTTGTCCTGTCTATCAAGCAGAGGTAGTTAAATCGATATTAGGAAATAAAACAATTGAAATGGAGAGTGTGAAAAATGGCTAAAGTTGAATTAAATGTCCTTTTTAAAAAGATACAAAAGGATGATAAAAAAGAAGTTTTAGAGTTTCATATCTTGGGTGATGATGTTCAATATAAATCTGAATTAATTGGTATGGCAGGTAGCATTGTAATACTTGAACTTGGTGATGTTAAATTATCTGCAGAGATGAAATCAATTCAGCGCGATAGCAAGAAAGTCGTGCTAAAATTTGAAGCCAAAGGTGATAGTGAGGAAAAGACTATCAAACTATATCCAAAAGCAGGCTTTAATGTGAAGCTTTCACTTGAACAAAGCCAAATGAGCATTGAAGAATTTGAGGAACAGCATGAGGGTATTGAATATCAGGTTGATGGAGATGGTAGCGTATCAGTAGCGCCTGATCAGATGACCATTGAAGATGTCAATGAGACAAAAAATGATGATGATTTACTAGATTGATACTAATTGCCCTGGTAGATGCCAGGGTATCTTTCTTGTAGAAGGGGGAAATCTGTTTTGGATTTTGAATTGCCTGAATTAGATAGAAAAGCAACGCAAGCAGCTGTCGAGAGAGAATTAGAAAAATACCGCATTTTTAAACATTTAACTTTTGAAGAAAAAGAAGCAGCTACAACATCACATATTAATGACATTGGTGGAGGTAAAGGCAATTTAACAAGTGACCAAACAGGCTCAGTGGCCATTTACAACGTTGATGAAAAGAGTGCAAGACGTAAATATTGTGAGCGTATAGAACGTGCTGTAAAAAGGCTACCACCAATGGAAAGATTCTTAATTGAAACAAGATACATGGCTGATGATGCCGAATACTTAACAGATATGAAAGTCTATTGTTTTAAATTTCAACCACCAATTTCGCCGCCTACTTACGATAAAATTCGTTGGAAAGCCTTTTACAAATTAGCTTTAGACTTAAACATTGCACGTACAATATAGAAAAAAATTGAAAAAGAATTTTAAAATATTTAAAAAGCCTTTTAAAGCATTTGGTTTTATACATGTTAAATTAATATCATCGGGAATTGATTAAGGGACACCTTAGTTGATTCCTTTTTCATTGTCATGGGTCTTGACTGTACTCTAATTAGAGTACACCTTTACTGTACTCTAATTAGGGCACACTACTGTACTCTAATTAGGGTACACCACTGTACTCTAATTAGAGTACACCTAAACGAGTTTCTTCTATATATGCAAAATCTCTAAAGAAAACAATAAAGAAAACAATAAAGAAAACTAACTAGCAAATACATTTTGCTAGGAAGAATCACTATCTAATTAAAGGACATTTAAAACATTGGTACTAGGGCTGTACCATTAAGATACAGCCCGACTTGATTAGAAAAACTCGATGACAAACTGAATTAGAAGCAAAACAATACGGAAAATTACCAATAATATGCGTAACATAAATTTCACCCTCCTTTTATTCACATAAAAGGGGTTGATAGAAATCTCTAAAATAAATACGTTGTCAGCCCAAGTGTTACAAAATGAATAGCAGTGTTACATTCTCGCTTATTAAAAAGAAAAAATAACTCTTACTATACTTAATAGCGAACAATTGTATTAAAAAAGAGTTTTTCATAAGTTTGTGGCAATAAAATTGGTAGTCTTTTTTCATAATGACAATCCATTCCATTTATCCTATGATATAGGTAGATGGGAGGTGTTGTAAGGATGGTTGATTACAAAAGAATGTACTGGGAAGATTTAAAAAGATTTGGTTCAAGTGTTATTTTAATTGATATTGATAACCCAGGTTGGATTAAAGAAATCGCATTAGAAGAAATGGAAAGAAAAGAATTATTAGTCGTAAATAAGTATATTGAACATAGTAGTAACGATTACGGACGTGAAGGTCTTGTTAATGTTTATGATATACAAGAACGAGCGACTGATAATAAAGGTAATTTAATATTATTTGTAAAGAATGATTCAATAGGCTATCAAAGATAACGGATTATCAATCAAGTCACATCAATCACGATGTGGCTTTTTATTACGCCTAAAAAGGTGGTGAGAAGATCATGACCATGACCCATGATTGTATACATGACACTAGCGTTGGACTTAATCATACGTGCGCTATGTGTGATGTTATTGATTACTGGTATTGTTCATGCAGTTGTTTCTATCAGTGAGAAAAAGAAAGCAGTTAATGAGCTCACTGTTATATCTAATCGGCTACACATTCTTATGGACATTCCTATTAAGAAGGCTAGAGAGTTCATGAAGGGTAATGATAGTCACAAAGAGTAACACGTGAACCATCATAAACCCAGTGATACCAAGGCTTTGGGTCCTTCCTGGGAGGGAGGGGTTATGCGGGGCTTGCGACTCCCGCGGCTTGCCTATTTTTAATTTAAAAATTTTACTTCGGAACTTCGGAATTGAGGTGAACAAATTGGACGGTTTTAAAGAGGAAAAAGGACGAGTGCTTATTCGTACAAATAAGCTTTGTGAATTGATTGAAATCAGTGACAGAACGCTAACGGATTGGAAAAGGCAAGGGCTAACACAGCATAGTCGTGGCTGGTGGGATCTGCAGCATGTTCTAAAATGGCGAGGCGAAATTTATAACGGTGATTCCGAAACGAGTAAGTCTGTAAATCTGCAACAAAAAAAGCTAGAAGCAGAGGTTGCATTCAAAGAATCACAAACAGAGCTTGCACGAATCAAAATGGATATAGCTGAGGGAAAATACATCGAGAAGGAAATTGTTGAAGCTGAACTTACTCGCTTTTTCTTGGTATTTAAAAAATCAGCCATGATGTTGCCTCGAAAATTAATAGGTTTTATCACTGGCTATTTAGATCCTATGGAATTGCGAAAAGTTGAAAAGCAAATTTCGGAGCTTATAAATGATGCATTGAGTCAAATGAGTGTGGATGGTGTTTATAATGCCAAGAAAAAGTAAAAATAAATTACCAACCTACTTAAAAAATGCACTACGCCATTTAAAGCCACCTGAAAATTTGACTGTTAGCCAATGGGCTGAAAAATATAGAAAATTAGATCCAAAAACAAGTGCAATTCCTGGTCCATGGCGAAATGAAATGACACCTTATTTAGTTGAGATTATGGATGAATTTAATAATGCAGAGACAGAGGAAATTGTCTTTATTAAACCAACACAAGTTGGTGGAACAGAAGTTTTATTAAATGTTTTAGGCTATGTAGTGATGCAGGATCCTAATCCTGCAATGGTTGTTTATCCAACAGATGATTTAGCCGAATCTGTATCAGAAAACCGTATTCAACCAATGTTCCAACTATCTGGTGAACTTAAAAGTAAATTTAAAAAGAATGAATCAAGTCGTTTGGAACTTCAGTTTGATGGTATGTATCTATCATTGACAGGGGCAAATTCACCAGCGTCATTATCTTCAAAAGCAATGCGGTATTTATTACTGGATGAAGTAGATAAGTATCCTGGTGCATCCAAAAAAGAAGCCGATCCAATTAAATTGGCACGTGAGCGTACTAAAACATTTTCAAATAGTAAAGTTTTTATCACGTCCACACCAACAATTAGAACTGGCCATATTGCAAAAGCAAAAGATACAGCTGATGTAGTAAAGCATTTCTTTTTACCCTGCTGTCATTGTGGCGAAATGATAGAGCTCAAATTTAAGCAAATAAAATGGCCAAAAGAGGAAGGCATGAGTGAAGTTGATCGTGCTGAGTTTGCTCATTATGTATGCCAAGAATGTGGCTGTATCATTACAGATCAACATAAAATTCAAATGTTGAGGTTGGGGAAATGGGAAGCTGTAGAACAACGAACTAAATTTCCTCGTAAAGTTGCATATTGGATGAATACTTTGTATTCACCATTCGTTACATTTGGAGCCATTGCAAAAGAATTTTTAACATCAAAGGATGATCCTGAAGCATTTCAAAACTTTGTCAATTCTTGGCTAGCTGAAGTTTGGGAAGATACCAAACTAAAAACCAATGCGGATATGGTTAAGGAACGACAAACGGATATTCCTGAATTTACGGTTCCAGAATGGGCAGAGCTATTAACTGCAGGTGTCGATGTCCAGGAAACAAGTTTATACTATACAATTCGAGCTTGGGGAAAATATATGACTTCTCAATTAGTTGCGAAGGGTCAAGTATCAAGTTTCACTGATATTGAAAACATTATGAATGCTGAATTTTATAAAGTAAATGGCGAAATAATGATAGTTAATGCAGCTGGAATTGACTCAGGTGACCAAACAGATGAGGTTTATGATTTTTGTGCACGAAATAGTGAATGGGCTATTCCAATCAAAGGTGTTGGTGATGGGCTTCATCACTTCCGTATTAGTAAGGTAAACCGTACATCATCATCAGCTTATGGTATGCAATTGATACTTATTGATGGTGGTAAATATAAAGACATGATCGCATCTCGAATGAAAAAGAAAAACGGCACCGGATCATGGATGGTTTATAAAGGAATTGATGACGATTATGCGGAACAAGTGACAGCTGAACATAAAATAAATGAAAAACGTAGTGGGCGGACCGTTTCTGTTTGGGTAAAGAAATCTTCCCATGCAGATAATCATTACTTGGACTGTGAAGTATATGATTTTGCAATGGCTGATGTATTAGGTGTTAGAACGTTGCACCTATTACAAGAGGAACCACCAGTTGAAGAAAACGTAAACGCGGATGCTGAAGAATTTAATAATGACTGGCTAGGTATCAATAAAAAACAGTGGTAGAAGGGAGATTTTAAAGTGATTTCACCTCAAAAGTGGGACGAATTTAAAAATTCAGGTCTGTTGTGGTTTATAAATCAAACACTACATTTATTTGGATGGGCAATTGTAGTTGAAATCGATAATAATACAAATGAAATTATTAATGTCTATCCTGCACGTGTGAAGTTTAGGGGTTTTGATGAAAAGTCAAATACGGAAGGTTATATTAAACTATCTGAATATCTTCAAGATAATATAAAACAATTAACAAAAGAAGCTAAAGAGTAAGGGGTGTTGAAAATGAGCATAGAGGAGCAGTTACAGCAAGTAAATAATGCGATTGCAGCTATTGAAATTGGTGGACAAGAGTATCAAATCGGTTCCAGGCGTTTAAAACGAGCTGATTTATCATTACTTTATCGGCGTCAGAAAGAGCTTCAAGGGGAGTTAGAGGTTGAAAAGTCAGATAGCATTGGCTTGGCCAACACATCTGTCGCCATATTTGACAGAAGGTAGGTGGAAAATTGAACTTTTTAGACAGAACCATCGCATGGTTTTCTCCTGAATCAGCGTATAAACGTATGGGTTATCGTCAAGCAGTTAATCAAATGCGTTCTTATGATGCAGCTGGTGATGATCATTTGAATGCAGGATGGCGAGCAATAAATGCAAAGGCTGAATCAACTGACGGCATGTATCGAGACACAATTCGAGCGAGAAGCCGTGATTTAGAACGTAATAGTGACATTTTAGAGAGTGTTGTCTTAGCATTTGAGCGAAATGTTGTTGGTGGTGGTTTTAAGTTACAGGCGAAAACGGAAAATGAAGATTTAAATACAACAATTGAAACATTATTTAAATTGTGGTGCCGTCCTAAGAATTGTGATGTAACCCAGCAACAAAGTTTTTCTGAAATCTGTCAAATGCTAGTGCGCCGCCAGAAGGTGGATGGTGGAATTATTGTAGTTTTAAGATATATTGATGATGGCGTTGTGCCATTATCGTTACAGTTGTATGAGGTAGATGATTTGGACACCATGATACCTACAACAAGCACTAAAAAAATTGTAAATGGTATTGAGTACAATGCCTATAATCGGCCAATTGCCTATTATTTAAAAAAGTACGATGCATATGGAAATTATATCGGTACATATGAGCGAATTGAAGCTAAAGATGTGCTTTTTTTATTCAAGAAAAAACGACCAAGTCAGTTGAGAGAAATGAGTGAATTGTCCTCAACGCTTCCAAGGGTTCGAGATATGAACCAATTTATGGAGGCTGTAAGTGTAAAAGAACGTGTAGCTGCATTACTTGCAGTGTTAATTAAAAGAATGATTCCAAATGGTAGTGGAAATGTTGGACGTTCAAGTGGAGGTCCTGAAAGACGTAGTGGATATGCGGGTAAAATGTTGAGTCCAGGTATGATTATGGAGCTTAATCCAGGGGATGACGTAAGTGTGGTTCAACCACCGGCACAAGCTGCTAATTCATCTGAGTTTATTCGTTTACAACAGCGTCTATCTGGTGCATCACAAGGTATTTCTTATGAAGTGGCAGCGCGTGATATGTCACAGGTCAATTATTCATCAGCTCGACAAGGGCTAATAGAGGATCAAAAAACATATTTGATGCAGCAACAATATTTAATTGATCACTTCTTTATTCCAGTATACGAGGCATTCATAGAGTCAGCTGTTTTGGCTGGAAAGGTTAGTATTAAAGACTTCCATACCAAAAAGGAAAGTTATCTAAAGCATGAATGGGTTGCACCAGGTATGAAATGGATTGATCCGTTAAAAGAAGCTAATGCAAATAAAATAGCTCTTGAAACCAACCAAACAACGCTTGCTGAAATTGCAGGTAACACCGGAAATGATTGGCGTGAAATCATTGATCAACGTGCTCTTGAAATCGAATATATGAAGGAAAAGGGGGTGATAAGTAGTGAGTCAAGTACCGAATCCGAAGAAATCGACCAGCTCATCAAAGAAACAGATGACGAAAAACCAGAAGATGAATCGTGATTTATCTTTTGATATTAGGTCATTGGATGATGAAAAACGCACTTTTGAGCTTTCTTTTTCAAGCGAGGAACCATATCAGCGTTGGTTTGGTCCAGAAATTTTATCACATGAACCAGGTGCTATTGATTTAAGCCGATTAAATGAAATTGGTGTACTTTTATACAACCATAATCGTGACAAAGTAATTGGTCGTATCGATAAGGCATGGACAAAGGATAATCGAGCGTATGCACAAGTTACCTTTGATGAAGATGATGAGTCAGATGTAATTTATCAAAAAGTAAAATCGCAAACTCTTAAAGCTGTTTCAGTAGGCTATCAAGTTGAATCTTGGGAAGAAGTTGCAGCTGGTAAAACATCTGTAAACGGTCGTCATGTTGGACCATGTAGTGTTGCTTTAAAATGGCAGCCTTATGAAATTTCCATTGTTTCTGTACCAGCTGATGCAACAGTTGGTGTTGGGCGTGAAATGGAGGATGAGCTAGAAACGTTAGAAAAAGCTGATTACTCATATTATGAGCATCAGATACAATTAACAAAAAATTTATTGGGGGTAAAGTAACCTATGAAGAAAATGCAAAAAATCTTAGCACGTCAAAAAGCAATTTTAGATGGAGCTAAAAACGATGGAAATCGTGCATTAACAGCTGAGGAACAACGTGAATTCGATCAATTACAAACAGAGCTTGAAGCTCTACGCGAACAAGGTGAACCAACACCTGAGCCAACATCTGTGGACAATTCCCAACGAACACTTGAAGCAGAGCGTCAACGCACGCTCGAAATTACAACGCTTTGCAGAGAGTTTGGCCTAGAATCGGATGAGTATATTAAAGAAGGTCATTCAGTTGATCAAGTTCGTAAACTAATCCTTGAAAAACAAATTAAAGAGCGTGCCCCACAACCTTCTGGCATTCAAATGGGGAAAGACGAACGCGATAAATTCCGTGATGCAGCTGCCGATGGATTGGCTTTACGTGTGGGAATGAACGTAGAAAAGCCAAATGAAGGTGCTGGTGAGTTACGAAATTTATCATTACGTGAATTAGCAAAAGAATCCTTAATTATTGAAGGGGTAAATAACGCTTATCGATTAAGTGATGACGTGCTTTTACGTCAACATTTAACACCATCATCACTATTTACAAATATCATCGATCAAACGGCTCGTAATGTATTCCAACAGGCATATACAGACGCTGCTACAACATATCAGCATTGGACACGCCGAGGTACATTAACTGATTTCCGCCCAACTAAAACATATCAAGTTGGTACTGCAGGTGAATTATTACTAGTTTCAGAGAATGGTGAATTAAAACATGATGATCCTAATGGCGTTGAAGGACCAACACGTCAATTATTAACGTATGGTCGTCAATTCTCTATGTCACGCCAGGCATTTATCAATGATGATGTTAGTTTTATTGAAACTATTCCAGCACTGTATGCTCAATCAGCACGACTTGGTATTAACCGTTTGGTGTATCAAACTTTGGCTAACAATCCAGCTATTTGGGATGGTAAAACACTTTTCCATGCGGATCATAAAAATGTTATGGCTACAAGTGGAGCACCATCCGTTGATACATTGTCACAAGCACGCCAGTTATTAAGAAAACAAACGGCTGCAGGTGGCGATGTGAAATTAAATATCCCTGCACGTTTCATGTTGGTACCGACTTCACTTGAAACAAAGGCAGGTCAATTAATTGGATCAACTGTTGATCCATCTCAAACTAACCCTAATATTCCGAACCCATTCTACAATCAATTTACAATCGTTTCAGACGCTGAGCTAGATGATGCTAGTGTAAATGGTGAATTAGAGTGGTATGTAACATCAGATAAATTACGTTCACCAATTCAAGTTGACTTTTTAAATGGTAAAGATATGCCAACTATTGTGATGAAACAAGCACCTGCAGGTCAACTTGGTTTCCTTTGGGATATTTATATGGATTATGGTGTGACAGTTGTAGATTATCAAACAGTAGTTAAAAACAAGGGGAAATAAGAAAGGAGCTAAAAATTAATGGCACAAGCAAAATATGTACAACGTGGAGAAACAATTGATTTTATTAATAATACAAGTGCTGATATTGTAGCTGGTGAGGTTGTTGATTTATCAAGTCGTATTGGTATTGCAGCTACAGCAATTCCTGTGGGAACCAAAGGAGCTATAAACGTAATGGGTGTGTATGATTTTCCTGCCCTTTCTACAGAAGCATTAACGATTGGCCAGCCTGTTTATTTTAAAGATGGCAAGGTACAAGCTACTGAAACTGATGCTACACTTGCAGGTTGGACTGTTGAACCAAAAGCACAAACTGGCACAATTGCTCGAGTAAAAATCGACTAATGGGGGGATTTATATGGCTGTTATTTTAGAGTCAATCACTCATGTTTGGTTTGCAGGGCGAATGATTCCTCCTGGTGAGGTTTTTTCAGCGGATGATGCTTTTGCAACAAAACTTATTGAAGGTGGTTCAGCAAAAGTAGCAAATGCTGTTGAAAGTAAGGAAGAACAACCGAAAAGTCGCCGGATAAAAAAAGCGGATGATGACCATGAGTAAAACATTTAAAGATTTATTGATGCAAGATATTGATAATGTTTTCATTAATCAAAATGAATTTGCTGAAACGGTCATCATTAACAAAAAAGAAATGAGTATTGTACGTGATAGTAATGAAATGGCCCAGTTTAATACAGATAAGAAGTTGGCTTCATGTGATGTAGTTTTTCATGTGAAGTCATCTTATTTTAGAGGCATTCCACAGCCTGAACGGTTAATGGAGTTTGAAGGGAAGGAATACCGAATTAAAGTTGTCCGTAATAACTTAGGAATGCTCACGATTGGACTAATGAGGTTCACAGAATGAGCGTGTTGATTCAAGTCGATGCGGCTGCTTTAAGGGATGTTGAACAACGACTTGGTCAATTTGCTAATCGAGCACCGAATGCCGTAGCAAATGCCCTTAATCGAGCAACTACGAATACTGCCAGTAATATAACCAAGGAAACTAGGGCCAAATATCATCTTAAACCTGCAGATATAAAAGCTACTTTAAAAATTACCAAAGCAAGTAAATCAGTTTTAGCTGCAGAAGTAAGATCCAGTGGTAAGGCCATACCATTAGATCGGTTTAAGGCAACGCCTAAAACGGAAAATCCTAAACGGAAAAGCCAATTAAAAATTGCTGTAAAAAAAGATGGTATGAAACAAGTTGTAGGTGCATTCGTTGCTAATTTACATGGAATTAAACTATTTAAACGTGAAACGACTAAAAGGTTGCCAATCGCACGTCTTTTTGGACCTTCAATACCTCAAGTGATTGGGAATGAGAAAACTGTCCAGAAAATTAATGAGCAATCCTGGATTACGTATGAAACTCGTTTGAATCATGAAATCAATAGAATATTAGGCCAATTAGGAGCGAGTTAAATGACAGTTGCTAACATACAAAATGCATTAGTAAATCGTCTTACAGAAATTTTAAAAGATTTTCCCTTGAAAACATCTTTTAACGATCCAACACCTTTTAAGATTTTTCGTCATAAGATTCCTGAACGGATCAGCGATCAATTTGATTACTCAGATGAGGATACACATGAAGAAGTGTATCCTTTTTGTTTGGTGAAAATTGACCAAGGACAAAAAGAGAGTAATGAAAAATTAGAAGAAAATGTGCTAAATATTTTAATCGGTGTAAAAAATGAGAGCTTTGAGGGTGAAGGATATGATGATGTAATGGCTTGTATTCAAGCCATTTGGAATGATTTTAATCACAATCCAATTTTAGAAAAGAAGTATCTATTCAAATACCCATTGAGTTGGGCGCTAGATGGTAGTGAGGAAGAACGCCACCCATTTTATTATGGGGGCATACAATTGACCTTTGAAAGTAGGTCAATGACACAAGGAGGGTATGTAAATGGCCAATGAACGCATTAAAAAGCAAGTGGAGCCTGTTGCACCTGAAGTAGTTGCAGCATCCGTAGAAAATGCTATGTCAACGTATACAGGCGGTGGCGAAGTAGAGCAGCAAAAATCAGCAATTATTGAAGATCAAGAAAAGGTCATTCCAGCAAAGGATATTACTCAAAAAATCTATGTTGGACCAAATATATTAGGATTGCCAACGTATACAGTGATTGAAACAGATTTTACACCTCATATCGAAAGTTTTATAGAGAAATGTCCTGATATAGAAAAATTATTTGTACCAATTGCAGAAATGTCAGTAGTAGAAAGTAGAACTAAGGTAAAAGGTACCTTAGAAAATCGCTATTTTAATGCAATCAATGAATTTATTGTTGCAGAAAGAGAGGTGGCTAACTAATGGCAGGGTATCAACATGGTGTTTATACGTATGAGGTACCAACATCGATTGTACCTCCTGTCAAATCGACAGCTGGCTTAACTGTTATTGTAGGTACCGCACCAATTCATTTAACAGATGATCCAGCGGCATTAGTCAATAAACCGATGCTAGGTTATACGTACTCAGAATGTGTAAAGAAAATGGGTTATCTTGATGATTTTGATAGCTATACAATCTGTGAAGCTATTAGCTCACACTTTGCCTTATTTGCTGTTGCACCATTAGTTATGATTAATGTTTTAGATCCTGATAAACATAGTGAAACAGGATCAGAGAAAGTAACCATTACTAAAAATGAAGGTATCCTTAAAGTGGCTGGTGTCCTTAAATCGTCAGTTATTATAAAAAGCGTAGACGGTGCTACTACACATGATGTGAAAGATTATGAACTAGAGTTTGACGATGATGGATATTTGCATATCTACACATCTGTAGCTACTGAAGTTACAGTCGAATTTAAAAAAATAAATCCTTCCCTGGTAACGCCTGCAGATATTATCGGTGGGGTATCACTAGACGGTTCATATAAAGGTCTTGAATTAGTCAATGAAGTGTTCCCGCGATTCCGAGAGGTACCAGGGATTATTATTGCACCGAAATATTCAACCAATTCAGCTGTTGCTGCAGTCATGAAAGCAAAGGCACTAAATATCAATGGTTTATTCCAAGCTATTGCATTTGCAGATATATCAACAGAAGAAGTTCGAGATTATACACAGGTACCCATGGTTAAAAACCAAAATAATTTAGATAATCCAAATCTATTTACATTTTGGCCAAAAGTATCACTAGGCGGCAAACAGTATCATATGTCTACGCAAGCAGCTAGTTTAGCCAATTTGGTGGATGCAAGTAATGAAGGGTATCCATATGAAGAATTTTCAAATAAAAATTTACAAATGGATGCTGCAGTACTGGCAGATAGTACAGAAATTTTACTAAGCTTAGAACAAGCCAACTATCTAAATGGTCAAGGTATTGTCACAGCCCTTAACTGGATTGGTGGATGGCGTGCATGGGGGCATCGAACATCTGCCTATCCTGCTAATACAGATCCAAAGGATGCGTTTATTTCTGTTAGACGTGTCTTTATTTATGAGCAAAATCAATTCATCTTATCATTCTGGCAAAAGGTCGATAAACCAGGTAATCGAAAGTTGATTGAAAATATTGTAGATAGTAAAAATATCGACTTAAACAGCAAAGCAGCACGCCAATTTATTTTGGGCGGGCGTATCGAATTTTTAGAGCAAGAAAATGCTGTGACAGCATTAATGGACGGAACGTATACTTTCCATCTATTTATCACACCACCAACACCAGCACGCGAAATTAAGGGTCTTTTTGAGTTTGATCCTAGTTATTTCAGCGTGCTGTTTGGTTAAGGGAGGAGTACTAAATGAACCAACAAGATCAATTTTTAACGCAATATACGGTTTGGAAAGATGCCACAGAGTATTTAGGTACTGGTGAAGTGGAACTACCATCCTTTGAAGCTCTTACAGAAACAATAAAAGGTGCAGGGATTGCAGGAGAGGCAACTGCACCTGTAGTGGGTCACTACGGTTCTCAAACATTAAAAATCAGTTGGAGAACGATTACAAAAGATGCGATAGTTCTTTCTGAATCAAAAGCACATACCATTGATTTTCGAGCGAATCAGCAATTGTTTGATACTGGCAAAGGGGAGTATGTGCAGCAACCTGTTGTCATTAAAACGCGCTGTGTACCGATTAATTTTAGTCCTGGTAAGTTAGCTGTAGGTGCATCTACAGAAACAGCTAATGAATTTGAAGTGCACTATATCAAAATTATGATAGATGGAAAAACAATCCGTGAATTTGACAAGTTTAACTGTGTATCCATCGTAAATGGTAAAGATGAACTTGAACAAGTACGTAAAAATGTTGGATTATAGGAGGCTTTGAAATGGCTAAAAAGGATATAAAACAAGTAGAAGTTATTAACGAAAACGCATTAGAAAAAGTGGTTAGTGAAGATGCATTGAAAAATGAAAATGTGATTTCACTAAAACGTCCAGTAGTTTTTGAGGGTGAAACCTTTAATGAAATTGTATTAGACTTTGAAGAAATGACGGGTACAGATATTGAAAAAGCCGAAGCGCAATTTAATGCGGAAAATCTGCAAAACTCCATAGTGATGGTCAAAGAAATGTCTAAGCCGTTTTTAGCAATCGTAGCAGCGAAAGCAGCAAAGGTACATGTTGATTTAATCCGATCTTTATCAGCTCCAGATTATGCAAAAATCACAACACGCACCTCACTTTTTTTACTAAGTGGCAAATAAATCGTGAACCAGCTCATACCATTCGACTGATTTGTTTATACTGTGCGAATAATAGTGAAACATCAGTCGATTTTTATATGAGGTTAACAATTCGAAGATTATTTGCCTGGAAAAAAACCATTGAATTTGCAAAAGCAGCCGCCAAAGCAAATAAAAATCCTAATGGGTGAGGTGAAAGTTAGTGTCTAAAGTATTTGATATTGCTTTTAAATTGGGTGCTGAGCTAACGAGTAGCTTCACAAGTACTTTTAATAGTGCTAGTGGCATGATGAAAATGTTAGGTGGTGCCGCAGCTGCTCTAGGAGGTGCTGCAGCGTTAGGGAGTGCTATATCGCAAGTTGCAGACATGAGTCAAGAACTATCGACTTTATCAGCTCAAACAGGTTTAATTGGTGATGATTTTGAAGACTTAAAAAGCACAGCAGAAAATTTATTTCGTAATAATTATGGTGAGGATTTTGGAGAAGTTACAGAGGCATTAGCTAAAGTTAAACAAAACATGCATGAGCTGAGTGATGCCGATTTAGAGCAATTTACAGGACAAGCGCTATCCTTTGCTAAAACATTTGATGAGGATATAAACGAGGTAACACGAGCAGCTAATAATATGATGAGTAGCTTTGGTATTAGCTCAACAACAGCAATGGACCTTTTTGCAGCAGGCGCGCAAAGAGGTCTTAATTTTTCTGATGAAATGCTTGATAATGTGGCCGAGTATGCACCGTTGTTTGGAGAAATGGGCTATAGTGCTGAGGAGTATTTTGGCATTTTAGAACGTGGTGCAAAAGCTGGTGTTTACAATCTTGATTATGTGAATGACGTCATGAAAGAGTTCCAGATTAGGTCTAAGGACGGTTCTAAAGCCACAAGTGATGCTATGGGTGATCTTTCAAAAGAGACTCAAAAAGTTTGGAAAGATTACTTAAAAGGTAAAGGTACAGTTGCCGATGTAGCAAGTACCGTAGTGGCCGAGTTACAAAGTATGGATGACCAGGTAGCTGCTAATCAAATTGGTGTAGGGTTATTCGGTAGATGATAAATTGTGCCGAATTAAAATCGTTCAAAATCGGTGAAGGCTAAGTTTAATGAAATATGCTAATACCGAGGTAAAGCATGACTTAAAAATCATGGCTCACCGTAGAGCATAGAGGTTGAAACTCATCATTCGAGAATAAAATACCTCCACGAGTGAACGACACTATTATTAGTGAAAATGTATGCCGAACTCACTGGAAACGGTGAGAGGTAGAGGATAAAAAGCCTTTACGATAACAAAATTGACAAAGTGGGAAGATTTAGAAGCCACCGCCATGTATGCCATGCTTGGATCAACAGAAGCCATGCAGGGCTTTGAGGGAACCATGGAAACAGTTAATAAAATACAATTTAGTTCATTTAATGCGGCAATTCGTGGGATTGGGCGCATTTTATTTATGGATTTAGTCTATCCAATTGGTGATGCAGTGCTGCCTTATTTAAACACCTTTGCGAATTATCTATCTAACAACTTACCAGGAGCAATCGGAAAAGCGAAAAGTGTAATAATGTCTGTTGGACCTGCCGTCTTAGGTATGGTTGGAGCTTTTGGTGCATACAAAGGAGCAATGGTGGCAGTTAAAGCTTATCAAACTTCCTTTAATGCCATCCAAAAAGCAAGTATCACGCTGTATAGAGCCCATCGTGCGGCTATGGTAGCATTTTCAATTTACGGCGGAGGAGTAAAAGGTATCCTAAAAGCAATGGCTGCAGGAATGCGTACCCTAAATCTAGCCATGTTGGCCAATCCAGTTGTTTTGGTTGCGGCAGGACTTGTTGCGCTAGGCGCAGGATTATACCTTGCTTATCAAAAGTCAGAAACGTTTAGAAATGCAATTGGACCTTTGTTAGATGTTTTAAAAAATATATTCGTTTCAGGTGTATCACAGATTGGTTCGACTGTTTCGGAAATCTTACCAAAAGTCATTGAAGCTTTTAAATCTTTGGCAACACCGATTAAAAATTTAGGAGCTATGGTTCTACCTCTTTTGATTTCTGCAGCGGAAAAAGTTTTTCCAACACTTGTAATGATTGTTGAGACAGCGGCACCGATTATTAAATCGCTCATTTCCTCACTTGCAGAAATTTTCACAAACGGTATCATTCCAGCTATAAAATCGTTACTTTCAATTGTAGAGGCAGTTTTTCCTATTGTTCAATTTGTCATCGAAAATGCACTTACATTAATTACTGGCATTATTCAAACCGCGATGGCACTTTTGCAGGGTGACTGGTCTGGAGCATGGGAAATCATAAAAGAAACAGCTACAACAATTATGGATAATATCATTGGTTTCTTTCAGGGCATTAACTTATATGATATTGGAATATCTATCATTAATGGTTTAATTGAGGGTATTAAATCGATGGGTAGCGCAGTCTTAGGAGCTATTGCAGACATGGTACCAGCACCGATTCGATCTGCAGCAAGTGGAGTTATGGATGCATTAGGTCTTGGAGGATACGCAGACGGTGGTATTGTTACATCTCCTGAGTTAGCTTGGATTGGTGAAGGTGGCGATACTGAATCTGTCATCCCTTGGAATAACTCACAGCGTTCAAAAGATTTATGGCTACAAACTGGGCAAGCCCTTGGCATGTTGAATAAAGATGGCTTAGTAAATGAACTTCAACAACAGGTTACATTGCAATCGAGCGCCCCAGATGCTGTTATTCAACCAGAACAGGCATTATCAAATAATAACAGTGGTGGAGATTTAATTATTCAGTATTCTCCACAATACAACGTACAAAGACCTGAGGATCTTGAAAAAGTGAAGCAACACGCTGATAGAGATAAAGATGATTTAGCAACACGCTTGGAGAAGATACAACGTAATGAGAGGAGGTTGTCATTTGGCTAAGACATATAAAACAATTTCAGGTGATGAATGGGATTATATTTGTTTCAAACACTATGGCACTGAAATGGTTATGCATCAAGTCATGAATGCCAATCCTCAATATATGCATATCGTTGTTTTCCCTGCAGGTGTGGAGCTTGTTATGCCGGAGTTAGAAATTATCAAAGAAAGTAATGATAAACCACCATGGATGAGGTGAGAACATGACAAATACAAGACGAGCCATTGCGGTTATTTCCTACAAAGGTAAAGATATAACAGCTGATTTAGCACCTGACTTATTATCATTTCAATTCAATGATAATGAGGGGAAAAGTGATGAAATTCAACTGGATTTGCAGGACCGTGATCGAAAATGGCAAAATCCATGGCTACCAAGTAAAGGAGATAGGATAACAGCTGCTATTCGTTTAGAAAATTGGCGTAAAGAGGGAGAGGTGTCGCAATTAAAATGCGGCACTTTTTATATTGACGATGTTGGTTTTAAAGGTCCACCAGATACAGTTTCGATTAAAGCATTATCTGTACCATTTAATGAAGGTGGGAAAGACACCGAACAAACTCGCGCTTGGGAAAATACAGATCTCGTAACCATCTTGGGAGATGTGGCGACATCGGCTGGTCTAAAATTATTATATGATGCACCTAATTTTACGTATGATCGCGTAGAACAAAAACGCGAAACGGATTTAGCATTCGCAAAACGTGTGACCAAAAAAGAAGGTTTATCAATTAAAGTGACTGCAGAACAGCTTGTCATTTACGATGATTTAAAATATGAAAGCCAATCAACAGTTCGCACAATTACTCGAGGGGAATCGGATGTAAAAGGCTATGATTTTAATGAAACGGCTGCCGAAGAACAGTATCAAAAAGTTGAAATCTCCTATTTCGATGATTCCAAGAAAAAGGTTGTTAAGTATGTCTATGAGGTACCAGGTGTCAAAAAAGGACCAACGTTGAAAGTCAACAAACGAGCAAAAAGTATTGATGAAGCAAAACGGTGGGCAAGAGCAGAGGCGCGAAATAAAAATAAGAAGTCCAAAACAGGTAAATTAACAATGCTTGGGGATGAACGTCTGATACAAGGCCTTACTGTGAAGCTTGAAAATTTCGGTGCATTTAGCGGTAAGTATTATATCGAATCAAGTGATCATCAAGTTACAGGGGGATACACAACCAATATTAGTTTGAGGGAGGTGTTAGGTTACTAATGGCAAAAAGTATGCATGATACGCCTTTTGACAGCATCAAAGTAGGAATCGTTTCATCCATCAACCGGGAAAATGCAACTGCCAGAGTTTATTTTGAAGATCGTTCCGATGTGGTTTCAAACGAATTAAAAGTACTAAATTTTAACACGTTAAAGACCAAACATTACTGGATGCCTGAAGTCAATCAAACAGTCATTTGTCTGTTTCCCTCAAATGGTGATGAAACAGGTTATATTTTAGCAGGTGTTTATTCAGAAGTTGATACAGTAGATGATGAATTTTTAACGTCTGAAGATGTGGACGGCGTTAAATTTCCTGATGGTTCTTTTATTAAATATGACTCTATTAACCATAAGTATATTATTGATATTCAAGGCTCCATTGAAATTAGAGCTACAGAGGATATTACCATAAAATCTGATAAGAAAATTTACTTAAATTAGAGGTGATTAAATGCCAGAAGCAATTCGACATACAGATATTTGCAAAGGACATGATTGTCATGTTCCCCGGCCAAATGATGAAGGCTCTAATGATGTCATCATAAATGGTTTAGGGGCTCATCGATTGGGTGATCATTGGGAAACGCATTGCTGTGGATCTTCATGTCATGATTCTGTAGCAGCAACTGGTTCACCAGATGTTATTGTAAATGGTCGTTCTCTATGTCGTGTGGATGATTTAACAGCGTGCGGTTCAAAAATGGGCAATACTCACAGTCCAGATGTAATTGTAAATGGTTAGGAGTGATTAAATGATTGGTACATGGGGGGATGTCGTTTTTACAGTCTCAGTGGATTTCATTAAAACATTTGATGCTTTTAAACGGAGTGAATCGGCTAGATGGTCGAAACATGACATACACTGTCAGAAATCCAAAGCCGAATTTATAGGGATCAATCCAGGAAGTCTCACTTTTACAATGCATTTTTCAGCATTCCATGGGGTCAATCCAAGAGAAGAAGGAAATAAATTTTTTAAATATTTAAGGACTGGTGTAGCTCATACACTAATCATTGGTAATAAACGAGTCGGTGTGAACAAATGGTATATTCCAAATGTAGATGATACGTGGAATTACTTTGATAACCAAGGGAATTTATTAACATCTGATATTAATGTAACAATGGAGGAATATGTATGAATGAACAGTATACACTTACTTACAATCCTTCAAAAATTAATTTCAGACCATCTACTGTATTGGAGGAAATCTTCCAAAATATCAATACGATAATTGGTACTACTAAATTTTCTGTGCCTCTTTTTCGTGAATTTGGTCTTTTTGCCACTTTTGTTGATAAGCCCATGAATACCATTCACCCTCGATTAGTGGCTGAAATGGTAGAGACAGTGGAAAAGTACGAGCCTCGTGTTTTAGTCGAGGAAATCAAACTCAATGCAAACCTAGATGGCCAAGCGTACCCAACGTTAATTTTTAGTTTAAAAAATGGGGTGACGTTATGACAGTTGTTTTACCTGAAATCAACTTTTTATCAACGAATCCAGATGATTTAGCTAATGATATTATTACAACCTATGAACAAGTAGAAGAAAGAAAACTCGCGCAAGCCGATCCATTAAGGCTTATTTTTTTATCATTAGCATCTGTGATTACAAAACAAAATGTGGCGATTAATGAAGCAGCTAAACAAAACTTGCTTTATTATGCGAAAGGTAATGTTTTAAAGCATAAAGGTGCCGAATGGGATACGCCAATATTGGTTGCCACTGCATCTAAAACAACTTTAAGAATGCATTTATCAACATCCCTTTCGTCCTCCAGAATCATTAAAAAGGGAGAATTATTAGCTACTTCAAACGAAGGGGCTATTTTTTTTGCTTCAACACATGATGCTGTTATAGAAACCACAGATTTATATGTTGATATTGAACTAAAATGTACAATTGAGGGTCCGGAGGGAAATGGTTTTGCTATCGGTGAAATCAATAACCTGGTAAAGCCCTTACCCTATATAGATCGAGTTGAAAATATTACAGTTTCAGCCGGTGGATCACTTGAAGAAGATGAGGAATCTTACCGACAGCGAATTTATTTAGCTCCTGAAAAATTAACTAACGCAGGTTCTACAGGTGCATATGAATATTTTTCAAAATCTGCATCAGCTCTTATTAGTGATATATTTGTTGATTCTCCTGAACCTGGTTATGTAAATATTAGTGTTTTACTACAAAATGGAGCATTACCAACACAAGAAATTATCGATACTGTGTATGAAAAAGTGAATGATCGAGCAGTACGACCATTGACTGACTTTGTGACAGTGGGTGCACCTGAAACAAATATGTATGATCTAGATGTAACTTACTATATTGAAACGAATGCAGTAGATAAAACGCTCATACATCAACGAGTAGAACAAGCTATTGAAGCATATGAAAAGTGGCAATCCTCTAAAATTGGGCGTGACATTAATCCATCCAAATTGATTAGTGACTGCATAAGAGCTGGTGCTAAACGTGTAGATGTCAGGTCACCTATATTTACGGTCATTAACAAAGGACAAGTAGCCATCCTTAATCAAAAAAATGTAGTATTCGGCGGTGTAGAAGATGATTGATTTAAAACAAAACACTCTTCTAAGGGAAATTCCAGATAATTTATTGGTTGACGAGAAAGTGAAGAACTTAGCAAAGGCATTACAGCAGCCATTAGATCAGATGCTAAATTGGGCTTTTAAAATCAACTACACGCTCAATTTAGATGAAGTAGATGAGGCTATCTTAGATCATTTATTGTGGGAAAAGCACATTGGTTGGGCTGAAGGATTATCACTTGCAATTACACGCCAGCAAAAAATTAATTTGATTCAGTCAGCTATTGCCATTCATCGAAGGAAAGGTACGCCCTATGCTATCGAAAAAGTTTTAGAAGCATTAAACCTTCCTGGAGAAGTAATTGAATGGTTTCAATATGAGGGAGAGCCTTATCACTTTAAAGTAGAAGTAACCGTTTCAGAACTTTCGAAGGATACCATTTTTTTATTAAGAAACCTAATTAAAGAATATAAAAATACACGTTCTTGGTTAGATTTTGTGGCTATTCGATTGCCCCAAACACACTATATCGAATTGGAGTCAGACCAATATCAATACCCTATTTATTTACCAATCTGTGGAACCTTCCATTGCGAAGGGATGCCAGGGAAAATACAAGAAAAAACATTGGAGTTACAAAAGGTAAATTACACATATCCAGTACATTTACCGATTTGTGGCGAGATATATCCGAATGAGGTGATGGACGAATGGTGACTCGTATAGTCATTGACCGTACACTAGATTTTTTAAAAAAAATGGCTAAGAAAGCAATTGTTACTATCGATGATCAACAAAAAGAAATAGAGTTCCATTCTCAATTAATTGAAAGTGACACGGTGAAGACATATGTGTATTTAGATGATCAACATGGTCTAGTGACAGAAGCCAAATTGGTAGATGAGCATGGCATTGAATTAGATAAATATACGACACATATTGAACAGAGCGAGGATGGTTTAATGATTGTATTTACCTTATCTGTTGTACTGAAAGGAGTGATACAAAATTGAGATTTTCCTTTAAAAACGATTATGTCTTACTACATTGGAAAGACCGTATATGGAAGATTGGTCCTGATGGAAAATTAATTCCTAAAAAAGATGAATTTGGCGAGGTTATGCTAAATCCATTAACCGGACTACCATTTTATGAAACAATTGAGGAAGGCACTCGTGTAGCAGCAAAACGTTTAAATCACATGGATTTAGGTATCTTCATGGCGCATGAATACTTAGTAGAATTAGCATCTTTAGTAAGACGAATGCAAATACAGCTCGAACTTGATGGACGTGTCCCAGGCAACAGCGGAACGTTTTCAGATACTTTGGATGGCAGCACAAATAAAATTACGTTAGATAAAACATTGACCGATATTGTTGAATCTGTGCCCATTGGTACTACAATTTTAAAAGTTGCAAGTGTAGAAGGATTTACACCTTTTTCACAAGTAACTATTTTTGATGATCTGCATATCGAAAACGTCATTATCACATCTGTAGGAACAAATACAATTACTGTACAGGCTCTACAGCATAATTATAAAAAAGGTGCAAAAGTGGCTCGTAGTAATGTAGCCATCGATACGCTCAATGCTGAAATGGGTATTGGGGATTGGCAGACATACAACGTAGAGTTAGTGGAGGTGGTGTAAATGGCGAAGTATTTTTGGTATAGATACAAAGTTAAAGCTAAATATACTTTTATTGAAACATTTCAAGAATATATGAATGTTGGATCTGTTTATGGATATGCAACAAATAATGTAGATGATACACGTCCACCTTTTATTAACCCGAAATACGAACAAAATCCTGTTTTACATGAAAAAATGCTGGGAGCAGACGGCCATAATAACGGTGAGTTTGTATTTGTTTTTAATAAACCTGTATCAGATTTTGTTCATAAATACGTAGCATCTGGAGGTAGTCATTTTGCAATTTATCGTCAGACAGTAAGTTCGACCACCTATTCACCTGGTGAATATTTAACAACTATTACTGCTGAAGAAAATGCATATATAAATAATGCTAGGAATGCCGATGGATATTGGTATGTAAGAGGTGAAAAAGCAAATACACCACCTACTTATACTCAGATACCGACACAATCAACTAAAAAGGATCTACCTATCACAATTAATTTAGCCAATTATTTTAGTGATCCAGAGGGAGATCCGTTGACTTATGCAGCTTCATCGAGCAATCCAAGCGTAGCGACATCAAAAGTCTCAGGTAACACCTTAACTCTTACTGGTAAAGAGATTGGTAGTGTATGGATTACAGTAGAAGCAAATGATGGCGATTTTATTACTTCACAAGGTTTTGCATTAAATGTAACTAATACAGCGCCTACAGTATCTGTAACCTCACCAACATCAAATGTAACACTCTACGAAAATGATATTTTTAACATTGCTGGCTCTGCAGCTGATGTTAATGCCAATCAATCAGTGACAATATACGCCCAAGTGAATTTGGAGCAAAGGATTGTTTTAGGAATAGGGCTAAGTAATGCTGCTATTCCATTTAGCAAACAGCTTAAATTTAAAGCCGGAAAGTTATTTGATGGTGAAACAGCTATTACAAGCAATCTTACCGATGGCGTACCCCATACGCTAAAAATATGGGCACAGGATAGTGATGGTGGGCAAGCTACAATAGCAGAGCGTACATTTTATGTTGTGCCAAACAGACCACCTATTTTAACCGTTGATACTGTACAGCCAAGTGGCATTATTAATACTGATAAATTTACTATTAGCGGTACAGCGAGCGACCCAGACAAAAATCCTGTTACAGCTGCTTATCGATTAAACGGAGGCAATAGCGTAGCATTAGAAATCATTGAGGGTAAATGGGCTTTTGATATTACTTTGGCACAGTTAGTAGTGGGGCAAAATACAATTGTGGTAGAACTAGTGGATAGTTACGATTTTAAGGTTTCTAAAACCATCAAATTAAACAAAAATGAAGTTAACACGCCTATTTTGCAATCCGTTGCTCGTTACAAAATCGAGCCACCAAAGGGATCTGCAAAGGGCGTTTTATTATTCCTGGAACGTGACGAAGACATGGAGCTCGAAGTCTCATTATCAATGACGTTAATTGGTGAACAGGAGCAATATATTGTTCTTACTCCTGAAAATACAGCACCTATGCCAAATCAAAATAATGTCGTAGAGGATACGTTCTATTATGAGGCAACCGAGCCAAAGAGCAATATTATCCTGAAGCTTGAAACGTCTCGTGAGAATGTAGACATCAATCACAAAATCCACTTAATATCGGGGGTTGTTGAGTAATGGCGTTAGAGTATAAGCAACGTGACCCAAACGGCGATTTGGGTGCACCAAAAAAGGCCGGTACCGATGAAACAGCAGAGGAAAAAGCTGCACGTTTAGAGCAAGAAAATAAAATATTAAGGCTACAAAATCAAGCCAATGCAGAGCGCATGGATTTCATGGAGGACCTTATTGCAGAAATTGCAACAAAGGTGTACGAATGATGCGCTTTTTACAATGGATTTTGTTGTATTTGAAGGGAGGTGAGACAATGATGGCTATGTTTTTCGCACAACGAGTAATCTTAGAGAAAACAAAATTCAGCGAAGTACCTTCATCTTTAAAAGAGGGTGTCAAAGAAATCTTAGAAGAATCAGGAGTAGGTTTCTTAGCTGAATAATCGATATTCCCAAGCGTTTGGGATTTTGAAGAAGGATGCGTCAATAAGACGTGTCCTTTTTTATTTTGGAAAAAGGAAGGTATCTTATGGACATTACACAATTAATTCAACATCCACTTTTATCATTAGTACCAAAACCAATACTTTATATGTTTTTAGCTTATTTAGTGTTCAAGGTTCTAGATTTTACGACAGGTCTTTTAAAAACTTGGAAGAAGGTTGTTGGGTATAGATCAGCAGTTATGCGTGACGGTATCATCAGATGGATTGGCGAGTTAGTAGGAATTGTTTTTGTAATTATTTTAGATTTAATGTTTGGTCTGAATTTTTATTTAACAGGTTTTACATTGGCTCTGTTCTTATATAAAGAGGGAGGCAGTATTGCAGAAAATCTTCAAACCATTGGAGTAGATATGCCTGGCATCGTTGATGAAACATTAGAGAAGCTGAACAAGGAGAGTGAACGAAAATGACCAGCGTAACAAAAACATGCCGAGATCTTGCTGAACTATTACCTGCAGCACAAACAGCTTGCCGTTTGCTATTCCAGGAGTGTTATAAAGCTGGTATAAAGAACATCTTCATTACAGAAACTTATCGCTCACAGGAACGCCAAAAATACCTATATGCTCAAGGTCGTACTAGACCTGGGCAAATTGTTACTTGGACATTAGACAGTAACCATAAGTCACGTTTAGCATGGGATATTGCTGTAGGTCCACCACAGTCATTATATGATGTAAATACACTTAATCGAGTAGGGGCTCTTGCTAGGAAGCTAGGTATTACATGGGGTGGCGATTGGGTAGGCAATATTGACAGGCCGCATTTTGAGGTGAAAGCAAACTGGAAGTTACCTGCAGGTTATAAGCTAGAGGGTAAATTGAACGTGCCTACTAATAGTAAGGGACAAGTTCAATTGATTGTAGAAGATAAAGATGTTAATAAGGAGGAAATCAAAATGACAAATACGCTAACATTAACAGCAAAAGAGGATTTAAAAACTTTATTAAAAAAGACATATCAAAAAGGAATTTTAAAAGTAGATCACAGTGAAAAAGTTAATTCGATGACAGACGGGGAAGTGCTAGGATTACTAATTTCAGTTGTAAAACGAACTTTGTGATAAATTGGAAGGTTAAATGTAGATAAAAGTTCACAAAATAGCTGCAAATACCCATTAAATATGTTATCCTGTATTTAGGAGGGATAACTATGACTACTTTTCTAAAAGGAGAGTTATTTTGTGGACCAGGCGGAATAGCATTAGGTGCTAAAAATGCTTCTATACAAAAAAGTGATGAAATATATGAGATTCAGCATGTTTGGGCGAATGATAGGGATGAAAGTTCATGTAATACATTTCGAAATAATATTTGTCCAAATAATTCTGATTCAGTTATCAATTGTAGTGTAGAGGACTTAAATATCAATAGTCTGCCATACATTGATGCATTTACTTTTGGTTTCCCTTGTAATGATTTTAGTGGTGTAGGGAAACAAAAAGGTACAAATGGTTATTTTGGTAAATTATATAAATATGGTATTGAAGTTATTAATCATTTTAAACCTAAATGGTTTTTAGCAGAGAATGTATCAGGTCTCGAAAGTTCAAATCACGGAGTAGATTTTCAAAATATTTTAGATGAATTACAAAAAGCTGGAACAGGGTATAATTTAGTTCCGCACTTATATAAATTTGAAGAATATGGAGTTCCACAATATCGACATAGAATTATTATTGTCGGTATAAGAAAAGACTTAAACTTAAATTTTAAAGTTCCTGCACCTACACATAATTTTAATTTTGTGAGTGCTAGAGAAGCACTAAATGGCATACCTTTAAATGCATCAAATCATGAATTTACAAAACACAAACAAGGTGTGGTAGAACGTTTAAATCATATTCCTGCAGGTGAAAATGTTTGGTATGAAAAGTTACCTGAACAATTTCAATTAAACGTTAAAGGGTTAAAATTAAGTAACCTATATCGACGTTTACACCCTGATAAACCTTCGTATACACTTACTGCTAGCGGCGGAGGTGGTACTCACGGATATCACTGGGAAGAGTCACGAGCTTTGACAAATAGAGAAAGAGCAAGAATTCAAACGTTCCCTGATAATTACATTTTTCATGGAAAAAAAGAAGAAGTAAGACAACAAATAGGTATGGCGGTTCCACCTAAAGGAGCACAGATAATTTTCGAATCTATTTTAAAAACATTCGCAGGAATTAAATATGATTCCATTGAACCTTCATACCAATCAAACAAGGTCACTGTATCTTAAGAAGATAAGTGACCTTGTTTTCTAAATTAATGTTATAGATACTTCAGTTTTGCTTTCCCAATATATTTCTACTATATCTTCTGATTTGGCACCTAATTCTTCTTTTAGATACCAACCCAATAATTTTAAATTACCTTCACTTTGGAAATTCTTACCTAATCCATCAGATTGAGTTCCACTAGCACGTAATTTAAAATCCTGTCCTTTTACATAAAATGATACACCTCTTTTTAAGTTTAGCCTACGTGCATCATCTATTTTTATTGGAATATATGCCTCTAGCTCATTCCGTTTTCTATCACCTGTAGTACTTGTAGTTCCCCAATTAAGATGAACATGTTTTAACTCTACACTCATAGACAACCCAGTTCTGTCCAT